CCCACCGCCGGTGATCGCATCCACGTCCTGATTGACCACGTAGCGATCGCCGTCAATGGTGTCCGGCTCGCGGACCGCAATCCCCGGTGCCCACAGGGGCCGACCCTGCGAGTCCTTCAACTGCTTCAGCGCCTTGAGGGTCGCGTCGCGGAACATCCACTCCGCGTCGGTCCGATACGCGGGATCAACCGCGTGCTTGAGATCCAGCAACTCGTTGTGCGTGATCGCGCTCGCACTGGCCGCCGTCACGCCGATGGTCCCATTCTCCACACCCAACGGGCGACTCGACCCGTGCCCCGTGGTGAAATGGGTATTCGTGATCCGACCGATGCGCGTGCCGAGCTTGCCCGCCAGCCACGCATCCGCGTTGAGCATCGTGTCCTGCAAGAACTCCAACGAGACCCGAATGAACTTCGAGGAGTACTTGTAGGCGTACAGAATCTTCTCGCTCATCGTCGGGTCGGTGAAGTTCGTTTCCTCCGAGCCTTCCCCGAGAATCTGCCCCGTGTTCCCGGTGTCGTCATCCGTGGGAATCGGGAGGGCCGCGCCCGTCGCGGTCCGCAGAATGGTGGTCCGCGCTCGCCGCATTCCACCATAGGCCAGCAAGGCGCTTTCCAGCGTCCGCATGGCCTCATCGGGCACGGTCTCGGTCGTCGAGGCCGCGGCCGCTCCCGACGTCAAGTCGCGCAGTTCCAACCCACCACCACGCCGACCGTCCTGCAACATCTGCCGCTGTGTGAAATTCGGAGCCACGGGCGCCAACCGGAACAGCGGGACCCCCGACGCGCCGTCATCGCTCACGCGGACCGGGTTGGGCAGGAGTTGCCGTTCCTCGGGTGTGAGACTCTGTGGACCAAACGCGATCCACTTGCAGCGCACTTCCCGCGCCTTGTGGGTCTCGTCGCGCACCTGGTCGGGCGAGGCTCCGTCATCACGCCGCGCCGCCGCCAAGGCTAGGGACGCCTCCAGCTCCTTCGCGTTGTCCTCGTGCTTCTCGATCCGATCGACCTGCGTCTTGATGGCATCCATCGCGACGTCGATCGCATCCCACTGCGTGCGCTCCTCTGCTGACAGCACACGATTGTCTGCGGCCGCCGCGTCGCGGATGACCTTCTGCTGTTCCCACAGCGTCCGGCGCTTCGCGCGCAACTCCGCCGCTTCGTAAAATCCAGACATTGCCTTCTCTCCTCGGTCATGGCCCCAACGTAGAAAACCGCCGCACAGCCACGTCGGGACACGTTGTGTGTGTCCAGGTGTGAACTCCGCAGGCGGTTCGCATCGCGTCACGCCATCGGACAGCACGTTGAACGCGCCATCCGTGCGATAACCAACAGTTGTACCTACAAACCTACCTCACCCATTCCGAGTGGTCAAGCACGTCAGAGATCAACGGCACCGTGCCGGATGAGTCGGTCGAGGTCGTCCATCCGCGACAGCCATGCCTCGAAATCCTCCTCCTCCGGACCTTCGGCAAACCCCTTGGCGATCTCCAACGACCGCGTCGAGACTTTGGTCTGCGAGTAGGCCGGGTAGGTCACCGGCCCCACGTCGAACAACTGCGCGACGTGTTTCACCGTCCGAATGGTCGGATCGTTCTTCTTCTGTGGCCGAGCGAACTCATCGACATCCACGACGAACGCGAACGAGTTCCCCGTGATGTTCTTCGCGCGGACGTTGACCACGACGTCACGCGCGAGCTGGGTGTCGGGCAGCATCGCCCGATATCGCAACCCGCGCTCATCTTCCCACAGCGTCAGCGTCCCCGCTTCTTTGGTCCGCCCCAGCAGGTTATCCGGGTTGTGGTTGAACAGGGCGCGCACGTCGTGATCCAATACGTCGGCAAACGCGCCCGGATCGATCTTCTCCCGCAATCCCCAGCCGAGGTCCTCGGAGAGTTTGCCGAACGGAGCCGCTAACCCTTCGAGGGCCGGACCATCGTCGGTCTCCCGATACTCGACCGTCCCCAGCATCATACGTCGTTCAATGATCATCGGTCCCTCCTAGAAAATCCCCGGCATACGCCGAGGCGTGTACGCCCAAGTCATCCGCGCGCGTGTCCTCCCACGTGTCCAGCCATTCGGTCAGCGCCGCCTCCATCTCCACCAACGGCACCTCATCGAGAATCCGCACCAGCGCTTCACGGGACGCCCGGACCCACTCCTCACCCCACCCGAGGCTATGATTGGTCACGTCCGTCGAGACGCCCAGAGCCTCCGCGTGCGTCGTAAACGCCGGGACGAACTCGCGCGCCACGACCTTCCCGTGCTTCAGGTAAAACTCCGCAATCCACCCGCGCAAGTGCGCCACGGGCTCGTCGGTGCGAAACGCCCGCGCCACCGCGCGCCGCGCCTGAATCAACTCGCGGTTGAGCACCCGACGCGCCGTGTCACGATACAGCGCGAGACACCGCACACCACGGGTCGGCTCCGGTTCCGGTGGACGGCTTGAATCCCCGAGGTTCAAGGGAATCCAATACGTGTCTCCCCCCGTGATCGGATTCATGTTTTCGGCCGTGCGGATATCGTTCTGCGACATCGCCCCCGATTGCAGCATCGCCGTGTAGAACGCCGCACGACTCGCGTTATCCGCGCGCAAGAGCTGCTTGAACTCGAACTCGGTAAAGAACGTGGCCCGCTCCGACGGCAACAGGAGCGACCGATTCGCTTGCTGCTCCCAGCGAACCGCCCACACCATCACGGAGTCTTTGACGTACTCCAGGTCTTGGTGCTCGATGTTCGAGAACGTGGCCCGGTCGAGCTGCTTCAGCTTGTGCGGTGGGACGTTGAACCAGCGCGCGATCTCTTCGATGGAGAACTTCCGCGATTGAATGAACTGCGAATCTTCATTCGAGATCCCCAACTGCTGCCACTCAGCCCCACCTTCGAGGATCGCGGTCCGCTGCGCGTTGTCCAGTCCGGTGTGTTGCGTCTCCCAGGAGGACTTCAGCCGATCAAACGCCTGATCGGTCAACTCCGTGGGCACCTTCAACACCCCTGCCGGTTGGGACCCCTGCCCGAAGAATCGTGCCGCGAACCCCTCTTCCGCTTTCGCCAACCCCAACGACTCCCGGGCGAGTTGAATCACGTTCTTGCCCATCAACCCATTGTAGCCCAAGCCCGGCACATGAAACACGCGATCCGCGTTGAGGGCGACGACCGCACTGTCCGGCAAGCGGGTAAAGACGATTTTCCGTCTCCCGCGACGTTCCACCCAGGTCCGGTCGGGCATGAGCGGCCACAGACCTACGACCCGCCCACTGCCATCCATCTCTTTTTCCGCGTAGCCATTGCCCCACAGGAGGGCATGCGCTTGAAGCGTTTCCTTGAACTGGCCCGGCGTCATTTCCGAGTTGGGCGCGTCGTGCAGGAGTCGGTACAGGGGATGGTCGATCGCCCGTTCTTTTCCGCGACCCACCCGTCGATAGGTCAGCCACGGCATGATCGCCAGCGAGCCCGCCAACAGCGTGACCGCACTCCACACCGCCGCAATCGTCTGCGCCGAGTGTTCATCCACCCGCGCGCCCGCTTTCGTGCGCGCCCCACCAGAGAGCGCCTCCCAATACGAGGCGTTCGAGAGGGAGATACGCGGATCCTCCAAGTCGTTCCCACGCATCGCCACGAGGCTGTCAAGAATCATTGCGCGCCCTTTCGTACCACCAGCGGAGGACCCCACTAATCGTACACACTCCCGCGATCGCAAGCAAACCCGTCACCCGCGAGACCGACCACATGGCCACGACAAAGACCAGCGCCCCGACACTGAGGAGCGTATCGCTCAGACGCCACGTCATCGTGCGAGCGGGAGCGTCGTCGTCCCGAGTCGTAACCTGTTTCGCCACCCGATCGCCTCGTCCAAGAGTTCAAGATAGCGCGCCGTCACCACGGCGAGATCGTGGACCTCACGCACGTACTGTCCGAGCCGGTCCCGCTCCGCGCAATAGAACGCCTCATCCGTCGCCAGTCGTTCGAGCATCTCAACCAACGTATCCTCGTCGTTGGCATAGGTGTACGGCACCGCGCCAAAGCGTGCGAGCATTTCTCTCCGCACATCGGGATCGCCGGCAATGAC